TCAGTCCACTCTTTCATTTTTCTTGCTCGTCAGGTTTAGCGTTCTTTTGTGCAATCTTTAAGTGTTGGTGCTTAAAGTAGATGTTCACTATCAAACCACATATAGCAATCACAACACCAGAGATAGCAGCAAACTCGTTAGCCGTTAGACCAAAGATTACTGCTGCACTAGAGCCACCATAGGTAGCTGCTGACGCTACCTTTGTAGTTATGGCTTCGTTTACTGTATTCATAATATCTTTAAGCCAAGGCTTGTATCTTAGATGTTAGAGTTTGTAATTCAGCAAGCAATTCTTCTTTAGTTGGCTCAGGTGTTACTTCAACTTCAGGCGCAACATATTCAGGAATGGGAAAATCCCCATCCACAACATCGCTAATCTCACCTTGACCAATGACAGTAAAAGGTAAGTCTGATGGGCCATCCACTCGGTAACGATCTTCAAGAACTGCAACCGATTCGTAAGGGCCAAACTTGCCAGAGGCGGTAATGATCTTTTTCATGACAATGTTACTTTTCTGAGTTGTAGCGTTGTGGTCGTTGATGATTGTGAAGTTGGTATTCCCCAAACAACCGCCTCAGATATTCCATCGTTATATGAAATAAATGGATTTGCTGCTTGTTGAAGTTTTGCAGGGTATGTTCCATCAATAGAAGTGGAAAAATAGTTTGTTGCGCCTGTACCACCAGGCGATGTTTTACCAGTTGAAGTTCTTAAAGAAATTGTAGTATTTCCACTAGCACTTTGTGGTGGCCCAGACAAAGGTCTGTTATATCCATAACTAATCGGAACTGCTGCAATAGCGACACTTGTGTTAGTTACATTCTGAAATGTTTTTTGTAATACAGCCGCACCTGAAGAAATACCATATACATAGTAGTTAGTTGATCCTGAAGAACCACCAGAAAAGAAAATATTTCCTGCGCTTAGATACCCAGTAAAACTACCCGCTGCTGGAACAGTAACTGCTACGCCAGTAGTAGGCGTTCCTGCTGTATCAGTTAACACACTAATTTGATCTGCCGCAGACGTTCCGCTTAACACAAACGCTTGATTTGAAAACACTTGCATTTGTGGATTCCATGTATCAACAGTCAAAAGATTGGCGGCTTCTGTAATAGTTGCGGTTGTGCCAGACACAGAAACAAGTGCTGTATAACCACCACCTGCTTGCGCCCATAACAAAGCAACTCTGCCTGTGCTTAATACACCTGTGCAATAACTAGAAGCATTTGTGGTTTTTGTCGCAGCAGTTCCACCCGTTAATGTTGTGCCACTAACTGTAATTGGGTAAGCATAAACAGTTGATGATGCGGTCATGCTAAAACTTAAAAGCACAGAACTGCTGTAAGCATAAGAATGATGTTGTGCTGAAGCAGTACCACCGCCTGTGTAAGCTAATTCTGAACCCACAGAAGGTGTTGTCCCGCTTACTGTAATTGCTCTAAATTTTGGTGTTGTTCCTGTGGTGTTGTAGTAATTTAAAACATAACTTGAGCCGACTTTCACTAATCGCGTGTTTACTGGAACAAAAGAACTACCTGCCGACAAAGTTGTTGCTACCGCTGTATTTACAGTAATTGTGCTTCCACTAACTGTCAACACAACAGTTTGCAAGTCAGTTGTAGTATCGCGTAAAGAACATACCAAAACTTCCGTAGAAGATATTTTTGCAAGCGCAATACATTTTATGCTATTCATACTTCTAGTTCTAACTAGAACAGGAGTTCCAAAACTGTTTGTGCTTGTGTTAAACACTACTGCATGAGTAGATGAATCACCAGAAAAAATCATTAACTCACTTGTCCCATCCAAGGACACAGACTGAGAATAAATAGTTTCGGATACGGCTGTCACTAATTTGCTTGATGTTGTCAACGAATAATCAACATAAGACAAGTCAGTACCAAATGCGCCAGCACTTACTGATGACCAAGTAGGTGCAGCACCTGAACCACCAGAAGTCAATACTTGACCGCTTGTGCCGTAGTTTTCACCCGATAGACCAAGCGCACCAGTTGATGCAATACGAACTCGCTCTGCATTGTTAGTGCCAAAAATAACTGGTTTGCTAGTAAGAGAGCCTAGCAAAATGCCGTTACTAGACGAACCAGAAGATAAAAATGCGCTGTAGTTTGCTATGTCATTACCAAAAAAACTACCAGTTCGATTTGCGCCAAAAGAAAAAATTTGTGTCTCTGTGGTTGCATCGTTAGATAAAAATACAGCAGAAGATGAACCTACGCCAGTATTAGTGTTAGCGACAGAAATTGCAGCCGTGCCGTTAACTGAAGCATTAGAAGCTAAACTACTACCATCAAAAGTTAACGCACTTCCTGTAGTAAGGACTTTTGAGCCGTTTAGGTAGGCCACGCCGTTGGCTGTGCCTCCAGAGATAGTCAATCCTGTTGTAGTCAATGCGCCAGTCATTGTGTCGCCAGATTTAGCAACATAATCTGCACCAGACAAAGCAGAACGAGTCCATGTTGAACCTGTCCACAAATACAACTCACTTGTTGATGTGTTCCAGTACAAAGCACCAGTCAACAAAGCATTGCCATCATTGTCAACAGTAGGCGCACTTGACTTAGAACCCAAGTAACGATCATCAAACTGGTCATAGCTAGATGCAGCAGCCGTTGCACTAGCAGCAGCAGCCGTTGCACTAGATGAGGCATTTCCTGCGCTTGTAGAGGCATTTGTTTCGCTTGTAGCTGCATTAGAAGCTGATGTGGCAGCAGCAGCAGCACTCGTTGCAGCAGATGTTGTTGAACCAAACAAGGTATCAATCTGAGCAATCGTGTAAGCGTCTGTAATTCCAAAACCACTCAATGTAGTTGGATTAGTACCTGCTGTGATTCGTCCATAAGCATCAGCAGTAACAGACTTGTAAGTTCCAGTAGTTACACCAGAAGTAGCCAAGTCGATATTGTCTGCATTGACAACAATACGGCTAGAAGACGCTGTGCCTACATTGAGTGTGTTACCAGTCTTTGTAAGACCATCACCTGCTGTAATCTGACCTGCACCAGAGAATTGAGCAAAAGTCACAGCAGTAGTACCCAAAGTACCACCAGCAGTAATTGTTGCAATGTAGCCGTTATTAGCTTGTGTCGTACCTTTTTCAACAAAGGTGAAAGCAGCTACCAACTCATCCCAAGTATTAGCGTCTGTTGTTCTAGTCCATGTACTAGAGGCGCACAAGTAAATGCCATTTTGTGAAGCAGTAGATTGATCTTTAACCAATACACGATCACCAACAGATACCGCAATACCATCAATAGTCTGTGTACCAGACAAAGTGATATTAGCCGTTGTAGCCACAACTACAGAAGCCTTGGCATCGATGCCTTGGGCTAGTGCGTCAACATAACCCTTATTGGCAGCATCAGAATCGTTTACAGGGTTAGCAAGACCAGTAATGGTTGCTGATGTACCTGCATCCATGTCCAATGAGCCAGAGATGGTCACATTGTTGAATGTAGATGTACCAGAAGCAGCCGTGACATTACCTGTCACATTGCCTGTCAAGTTGCCAGTCACATTGCCTGTTACAGCCCCTGTGTGAGTTCCTGTAGTGTTGCCTGTTACATTGCCAGTCAAAGCACCTGTAAAGCCAACAGTAGCCGTTACATTAGTTCCTGTGATTGCTTGGGCAGATGAGCCACCGATTACAGCACCATTGATAGTGCCACCAGTAATGGTTGCAGAAGACGATGTTAAGTTACCTGACAAACCACCAGAAGCAGTAATTGCACCTGTCATTGTAGATGTGCCAGTCACATACAAGTTACCGCCTACAGTAACATTGTCGCCAGCAGAACCATCTTGAAAGTTCTTCAACTGAGCCATCAGGGTACGAATGGCATTGTTCACCAAAGAAGGGGCCATCCCCTCGGCTAAGTTAATACTGTTAATGTCAGTATTATTGTTAGCGGTACTACTGTATTCTGAAATCTTGGTCTTTGCCATTATTTAATCCTCTTATGGGTTAGCCATGCCAGTTAAATCAATTTTTCTTGGTTGTTCAGCTTGATAAAGCAAATTAAACATTGTTGGATAGTCTATGTTTGGCATCTTGTTTTGAACATCAAGAAGACCTTTAGCAACACGACCTGCACCATAAGCAGCCTCTCCCATCAAACGAGGAGATGATGTAGCCAATGATGCAGCAGCAAGTGGCGTTCCAAAAACACTACCAGCCAACAGAGCAGTAGGAATAGATGAAGCACCTTGCAATCCACGAGGCGCATAATTGCTTAATGCCTGACCTGCCAATGCTGGCATCATTTGCTTTCCACCAGCAGCCTCCAATTGTTGCGCCAAGTTCATGCGCTGACCCCAATTGGTATTTACATTGTTACGCATAATTGATTGCAACTTACGCATTTGCGTATCAATTGACGCTTTATTGCCAAGTGACAATGATTTTTCAATTTCACGAATAAGGTCAGTAGCTTCCGAATACGCTTGCATTGTCTTAGCGTATGTAGGTGCTTGTTTCTTAATTTCGTTTTTGATGCCGTTGTAGACTTCATTGACAGCAGTTAAAGCAGTCTTTTGCTCGTAAGGAATATCCTCAAGAATTGCACCAACTTTTTGCTTTAGCTTATCAAGACCTTCTGGAGTGTGAAACTCAGCAGGGTCTAATGATTTCCAAGCATCAATCTCAGCTTTTGCTGACGACAGCTTATCAAACGCTTTTTCATTAACTACTTTACCTTTGTAAGTAGTTTTGTTCATAGCGTTATCAATGGCTTTATCAATTCCATCAAAAGACAAAACAGTCTTGTCTTTGCTGATGTTAGCCATCTCTGTACGATAAGCATTTTGACGCTGAATAGCCATCTCTGCTAAGTTTTGTTTAGCAGCATCTAAAACTTCAGTTTGCGGAACTTCACCACGCAAGTTAGCTTTAAAAATATCTGCTGTTTCACCACCAACTTTACCAGCTTGATAGGCTTGACCAATTGCATCTGAACCAACACCAGTTTGCATACCAAGCAAAGGCTTCAATGCTTTGCCAGTTATATCAGCAGTTTTGCCAGTAGCACGAGCAGCTAACATCAATGGGTCAACAGCACGAGCAGCAGTAGCCAATGCAGGTGCTGCACGAGTAGGCAACATAGCACCACCAGTAAGCACAGTAGACAAGTCAGCCATAACGCCAGCAGGGTCAGTAGCCAATGCTCGTTTAGCACCTTCTACGCTACCATAACGCTCTACATAATGTTGACCAACTTTAGATGCTAGTTCACGGCTTGGCTTATCCTCACCAATCATTTGAACCAATTTCTCTGGCAAAACATTCTGCAATGCGCCAGCACCAAGGTCTAAAACTGCTTTAGCTGTTTGAACAGGGCTTGTTACTGCTTGGTAAATATCACCTGCCATGCTTCCCAAAGAACTAGGAAGGTTTGTCACAGCACCAGTAATGACTTCTTCTGTTGACAGTTTTTTACCACCAGCAACACGATCTAAAGATGTTACTTGCTTCCCTGCAAAGTCTTTTGCAATACGAGCAAGAGCATCATCTTTACTTAAAGTATCTGGTGCGTTTCTGTAAACATGAGAACTTCCATCATCAAAAGTTACTGTAATGTCAGCCATATTTACCATCCACTAGATGTTGTTTCGGGTTTTTTCTTTGGAGGAGTAATATCCTTCAACAAACCAAGACCAAATGTCTTATCAAGATTCTGCAATGCCTTCACGTTAGCCTCATAGCTAAGTTTAGGGTCTGTAGCTGCTTTCAGATACATTTGCATTTCAGCATTTGAGTTCATCTGAGATGCAGACATACCTGTTGCCTCTTTAATCAAGTTTAGCAACAAAGGACGAGTCTGTTCAATAATTTGTCGTTGCTCTTGATTTTTAGTTCCAAGCGCACTACCGACAAATTGACCAACAGCAGATGTTCCCATCTTTGCGCCAATGTTTTCACGACCACCAGTTGCCGTGCTAGTAATGCCACCACCTTCAAGAAGTGTGTCATAACTTGATTTTAGTTGACCAACAACATCTGACAATTGTTGTTTTGCTTCTGCTTTTGTTGTGGCTTTTTCTTCTTTTTTAGCTTGTTGCTCACCAATCTTAAACTCAGCCATCATTCTGGTTGTTGCTTGGTTTCCTTGTGCCAAAGCAGCAGTTTGCGCTTGTGAAGCCTTAAATTGCTCAGATGATTGAATCCTATTTGATAGTTCTGCAAAACGCTTATCAGCCGTTTCATCGTCAATAGCACCTGTTGCATAGCTTTTGCTATATCTTTGTGCAGTTGCTCTCAAAGCAGGAGGCACATTGGGGTCATTAGCAAAAATATCAAATGGGTTGTCAGCAATCTGCGCAGGTTTTTGACCACCAGCAACAACTTCAGGTTTTTGAGTGATTGGGTTTATTCTGACAAGTTGTTCATTCTTGCCAAGTTTCATTGTCTCACCAGCCATAGCCTTCTGAGAAGCAATCAATTCACCCAAGGCTTTGCGTCCTGCTTCTGAACTCATTAACTGAGGAATTGCTCGTTGCAAATCAAACCCGCCAGCAGTCATTCCTGCACCTACTTGCTGACCCATCATGTCCTCACCATACATCTCTTGAGGCTTGGTTACAGCACCTTGGATAACACCTTGAATTCGTTGTTGTTCAGCTAATGCTTGTTGCTCTTGCTTACGCTTACGAATCATGTCAGCCAACTGGACATTCTGCAACTGGCTTTGCATAGCCTCAGTCATACCGCCTTTGTAGGCACGTTGACCAGCTTGCAAGCCTTCAGCAATGGATTGTCCTGTGTTACCACCTTGGAACAAGCGTCCTGCTAGTGCATACAAGGCTTGTGCTTGTGCGTCTTCACGATTACGAGCAATGTCCTCTGGTGACATACCGAGCAGACCCATTGTGTCTGCACCGCTAGTACCAAAAATGTCTAATAGTCCAGCCATGTTAGTCCTTAGAAGTCCAACCAACCAAGTGGATTAGTATCAGCAAAGTTAGTTGCTGCGTTATATGTGGCTGTTGGGCTATTGTTTAACCAATTAGTACCGCTATTCCACAAGTTACTAATACCAGTAGAACCACCTAGATTCTTGTAAACAGCAGCACCAGTAGCAGCAGTACCTAGCAACTTCTGGAGTGCAGAAGTATCAGCAGCACCACTAGCTGTAGTCTGTCCAACTCGTCCTAATGGGTTGCCATATACCAATGACATATAGTTCTGCAAGTTCTGTTGTGGCTGGTTTTGCAAGAAGTTAAAACGCTGAATATCAGCACCCAACTGTTGACCTGTATAACCTTCACGCAACTGACCAGCTTGCAACAACTGGTTAATGTCTTGGTAATCAGCTTGAGCCAATGCTGGTGCTGCACCAATAGCTTGTTGTTGCCTTGCTCGTTCTTGCTCGTAATTCTGGTAAGCCAGTTGACCTGCTGTGTTAGTCAATGCTTGTGCATACTGACCAGAAGCCCTGTCTTGTAGATTACCCATAGCACCAGAACCATAACGACCTGCTAGACTTGCTTTGGAACTAATGTCGCCCATTGTGTTCTGAAACTGAGACTGAGCAGCTTGTGCGGCTGGCGCAAATGCACCTTGGAAAAATGGATTTCCACCCAAATAAGCACCGCCAAGAGTACCTTGCAATTGCTGTTGAGCAAGACCAGTTAGAGGACTACCAGCAAGCGCACGAGTCTCCATAGCCTGAAGACCTGTTTGCGTTGTCTGAGATGGTGCTACAAAGGTTTCCCCTGTGTAGTATTGTGGGCCACCAGCACCATATAAATTAGATGCTTGTTCCAAACCATACGTTAAATATGGTGCAATTGCAGGGTCAATTTGTGATGTGGTAGTAGTAGCCATCTTTTACTCCTAGAGTTTCGGATTCCAAGATGGGTCATCCACGGAATCCATTTTAATCCAAATTTGTTAGAAATCAACCAATAATTGCATACTTGTAAGTTTTTCCAGCAGTTGAATTAGCCAAATGGGTAATTGTTGCTGTCCCCTGATCTTGAGAACTCACATACATCTCAGGAAGTGGAGAAACCAAAGTAAATGTAATCACGCTTGATGGGA